CTAGGGTACGTTTACTACCTGGGGTACAATATTAGAACCGATATTGTCTATTCTATTAAATTCATCAATTAATCTATCTTCATTTACATGGTTATATATATTCATTGTTACTTGGATATTGCTATGTCCCATAATTTCTTGTAATACTTTTATGTCCATTCCACTCTCTGCCATTCTAGTACAAAATGTATGTCTTAAAATGTGTGGGGTAAAATCTGGCATATATTCAGGTTTTCTATTTTCAAATAATGCATTTTCTTCTTCTGTTTTATTATATTCTACTCTAATTCCATGAAAAGATCTGGTTATTGTAGCAGGTTTATTTAAATTTCCATTTTTATTTAAAAATAAAAATCCTTTATATCCATTGAATTCGGATGCTTGATTAACAAAATATGTGTCAGCTCTATATTGTTTTAATGTTTCATATAAAGATTGAGAAATAGGAATTATCCTTTCTTTTTTATTTTTAGGTGGAGAAATATAAAATTGACATTTTCCATCTTTCTTTCTATATAGTAGTTGATGATTTATACTAATCATCCTGTTTTCAAAATCAATATCATCCCATGTAATTCCCAATGTTTCTCCAAGTCTTGCTCCTGTACTTAACATAAATTTAAGCATTGGATAACGATTGGAGTAATTTTTTGATTTATTTTGAACGTAATATAATAAATCTGATTCTTGTTTTTGAGTTAAGGCATTTTTAGGTGATGTCATTGACCCCCGCACATAATCCTTCATACAATCTCTACATGGGTTTAAACGAATAACCCCATCGCTTATTGCCATTTGAAAAGCAGGAAACAATAAATTTTGATACAGTTGAATAGTACCAATTGCAAATTTCCTATCTTTGTATAAATGAGCATAAAATTTAGTAATATCTGACTTTTTTACCTTATCAACTTTTAATTTACCTAATGTGGAATTTCTAATATTTTTATTCCAAATATGAATATAATTTTCTATTGTTGAATTTGCCAATGTAACTTTCCCATTTAAATATTGTAAAATCAAGTTATTAACTGTAGATTTTGCAGAATAGGTATCAATATTATCATCTAAATCTCTTCTTATTACTTTTTCTTTTTCTCGTAATGAAATATCATTCTTTTTTCCTGACGGAGTTTTATCTGTTGATACCAATTTCCAAGCATATACATCTCGTCTTATACCTTTTGAATCTGTATATCGAAATCTATATCTACCATTTTTTTGTTGAGTTTCACCTTCTTTTAATAATCTTCCTCTATCATCTCTTCGTTTTTTATCTGTCATTTTTAATCACTCCTTAATAAATAAGGATGTGGTAATGTAGTATTTATTCATATTACCACATTTTCTTATGTCTTTCAATTTAAATTCTATCTATAGAGTTTATGTACTCATCAAAAAGCTTTCTTTTAATTAATCTTTTTCGATTTCCTATCCATAATACAAAATTGCAATCTTCATCATCTGTAATTGTTCTTAATTTATCTATACCTATTTGAGAATATTTAGATGCTTCTTCTAAGGTTAAATTTTGTTTATGCCAAATAGGAATTTCTATTTTTCTTCTTTCAGACATATAAATATATAATTCTCCTTATATTATAGTAGAAATAACCCTCTTAAATTAATAAGAGGGCATATAGTATATATTATATTATTTCTTTATTTCCGTCCAGTACTTCCAATTCCACCTCTGTCCTTTTCACTTAAAAATACAACTTCATCAAAATGTACCTTTGGCATTTTCTTCATGATACGGAACTGACAGATACGGTCATTTATATTAATTGTAGTATCTTCCATAGCAATCACAGGCATAAACCACTGGTCATTATCCCCACAGTAAGATTCATCAATAAGTCCCATATGGTTTGTCTGAATAATCTTCCATGTCTTATATGTACTACTTCTTGGAATAACATGAGCTTCATAACCTTTCGGTAACTGCATCGCAACACCTAATGGAATTAATGCGAATTCACCTTTATGTAATTTGAATGTATCAGCCGCACGAAGGTCTACCCAATCAGATTTACCACCAATAAAATCAACTTTATCAATCTTGTCGGTAAAATATTTGATTTTAATAGATAAACAATCATCCTTATTGTCGGACATATCTTTTACTTTTGTAGTGACCTTTTTCTTAGACAATCTGTCCATCACTTTATTATATTCTTCGATTGTTTCCTGTGCCACAATATTATTTTCTACTAACTCAGGGTTATAGAATGGAGCATATAAATTCCCTTTATCATCTGTTACTGTAACTGTTAAACTTAAATCATCTAACATCACAAGGATATTTAAGCTGACGTATTTTTCATACAGGAAATGTTTTAATGTATAACAATCTCCATGCTCTTTTCTGAATCCGCATTTCTTTAAAACAGATTCGTTTACCTTTTTGTTCAGTGTATATTCATTCTTTCTCACCATGTTATTTATCTCCTTTTTGTATTATTTTTTGACTCTAATGAAACACAGATTTCATCGTCAAATTTATTCATTTTCTTGCTTAATATGTCTAAAAATTGGCGGTTTTTCGTTGATTTTTTCAAATAAAGTTACATAAAGAATCCCATTTTTTACCTTCCAATCATAATTTTCATAGATATTTGCATCAATTGGAACTTCTTTGTGAAAAGTTAACTTAGTATCAAGAACTTTTCCTTCGCCTGTAAAAATTAATGAAGCTTCTTTTGTTTTATTTACAAATTTTTCCGCACATTTAATTTTCATACCTGCAACATTAAATCCATATGTGATTTTGGTGTCGTACTGTTTTGTAAAATCAGATGTAAAGTTAAGACTAAGTGTAGAAATAGTTGCATCTCCATATGCACAATCTAATCTTGAAAAGGATGGTTGTCCCATAACTTGAAAATCTTTACTAATTGTATAATCACTATTCATAAAATCCTCCTATAATCTTTTCTCTAATTCTTTCTTCAAATATTCTAAATAGTTACCCCATTCACCAATACAATGAATATACTCTTTACTTTTTAACATCTTTTTTCGCATATCCTGTTTAATATTAATTGCTCTATATTGCTTCTTTTTTTGAAGATATTTAAACAAAAAATCATTTGTAATTTGTGAGAGGGTTAATAACTTATCTTTAGGAACTGTGTCCGTTATTACTTTATATTCTCTTAAATTATCTTCACTTATTTCATATTTTGCTTTGGGTAAATTTTTAGTTGAGAAAGGACTGATGCCTGCACCTGATGTTCTAGGCTTGAGATATTTAGCAATGAAATCAATATTTTTCGCATCAAATTTGAATTCGACTTCACCATCGGTATCATGAATATCTTTAATCGTTCCTTCTTTTTCAAGGTTTGAATATAAGACTTCATAATTTCTATCTTCTGGTACATTCAATTCTTTTGCAATCGCAATTAAAATATTATGTCCTCTTCCTAAAGATGGAATGTATGCCATTAAAGTAGAACGTCCATAATGTGTGATTTGAGAACCACCCATACAATCAATATAAATATCATTCTGTTCTAACATTCCATTTTCATCTCTAGGAAAATCATTTGTAATTTTATCAATAGCTGTTTTCAAACGATATTTACCTTTAAATTTCATTAAATATGCCAATAAATCATTCCTCCTCATATTGATACTTTTTAGGTCTATTTGCTTGTGCATCTAATACAATTTTTAATGCATCTTCTCTGTCAAGGAAAATAAGTTTATTAATATCATTATAAGAAAAAAGATAACGGTGTTTATCTCTCTTATCAGTTGCAGCAAAATATGTATCTCGAACAGATTGTACAACCAAATCACATACATCATATGTAACTGTATTGTGATGAATACGAGCATAATATACTTTTTCTTTTAGTTTTACTGGTTTGTCTTCCATAGAATTACCTTTCTTTCTCTGAGAGATTTTTGTACATCAATAACTCTCTGGTTACTACTTCCTCTAAATTCTAAATTCATATCTCTTAGTTCATGTACATATCTACCATCTATTAAGACATTACACATAGAAATAATATCTTGACGTAATTTAATCAGCCTATTTCTTTCAAAATTTACATCACCTGTTGTAACTGGATGAAAAATTGTTTCCCATGTATAACCTGTATACATCCAAAGTATCTTTTCTGGATGTATTTTTTTTACATTTTTAATTAAATCATATACTCCTTCAAGGTTCTCATCTGCTAAACATTCCCCTCCAAGAAAAGAAACTCTTTTAATGTATGGTTTCTCAATTAATTCAAGGAATTCATTTTTTGTTTTTTTCGTCCATTCTTTTCCACCGTTAAAATCCCATGTATCTTGATTGAAACAGTTTTTACAGTGAAAGTGACATCCTTGAACAAAGAGGGCGATGCCTACGCCCTCTCCATTAGAGATGTCCATGCTTCTAATTTGAGAATATCTCATATTTAATCCTCCGCAAGTTCAAATCTATACTTCTGTGATACGTTTGGATATTTTCTTCTATCGACTTCACTCATAAACATTTCAAGAGGTCTGTTCCAAATTTGTCCTTCATAGTTATATACAACGCTTACTTCTTCCGTTTCAGTGTGCCTTGAAATCCCAACAACCGTTACTATTTTTCCAATCTTGAAATGTCTATATTTTTGTCCTACTTCGGGTAATGGTCTATCAAAACATTTACCATTATTTGGATTTTTAAAATACTGAGAACAATAGGATAAATCACAGTTTTCAAAGTTTAATGGGTTATCATCATCCCAATCTTCAATATTTGTGCTTTCAATATGTAATTGTTGACTAAACATATCTATTTTGTCTGTGATGGATAGTCTAACGTCATCTTTAGTATGTGAATCATTTATATCTATTAAATAACCACTGATTTTAAAAATTTGTGCCATACTATTTCCCCTTATATCCATGATTGTCAAGATGTACATATCTTCCAGCAATTTCTTCTGTTCTTCCTTCATTCCAAAACTGTGTTCCAATATATCCGCAAGTTCTCCTTGCTACATTCATTTTATCTTTATCCCTATTACCACAGTTTGGACATTCCCAAATTAATTTTCCATCTTCATCAATAAGTTTAATTTCTCCGTCATAGCCACAACACTGACAATAATCAGATTTAGTATTAAATTCTGCGTACATAATATTTTCATAGATGAATTTAATTACTTCAATAACTGCATCTACATTATTGACTAATCCAGCTGTTTCTACATAAGATATTGCACCGCCAAGAGATAATGCTTGAAATTCTGATTCTTTAGCAAGTTTTTCAAAAGCATTTATAGGTTCTTTTACAAAGGTATGATAAGAATTTGTAATATAATTTCTATCTGTGATACCTTCGATTATTCCAAATCTTTTTTGTAAACATTTTGCAAATTTATAAGTTGTATTTTCAATAGGACTTCCATAGATTGAAAATCCAATATAATGTTCATTGTTCCACTGATCGCATTTATCATTCATGAATTTCATTATTTTAATTGCAAAATCATGTCCTTCTTTTGAATTGATATGTGATTTACCAGTCATATATTTTACACACTCATATAAACCTGCATATCCAAGTGAAATACTTGCATATCCATTATGGAGTAGCTTATCAATTTTTTCACCTTTTTTAAGTCTTGCAAATGCTCCATATTGCCATAATAAAGGAGCTACATCTGATAATGTTCCTTCTAAACGCTCATGTCTACACAATAATGCTTTATGGCATAATTCCGTTCTCTGTTCCATCAAATTCCAAAATTTATCATAATCACCTTCAGATGATAATGCCACATCTACAAGATTTAATGTGACGACACCTTGATTTAGTCTTCCATAGAATTTATAATTATCATTTTCGTCTTTGTAAGGCGAAAGAAAACTTCTACACGTTTTACTACATATCACTATGTACACTGACTATATGTTCTCTCAGAGTCCGTTACTCTCATCAACGAGCCGACTGCTTGGAATTGGTGCTTATCTCCAATCCTACACCGCTACACTCATCACGGTTAGTCGATACACACTTCCTATTTCTAGGCTTGGCACGGTACTCATCTTAGGTCATCAAATTTCTTCTCGCTAAGACCTATCCGTTAGCAACTTATTATTAAGTCACACCCTTTAAGCAACAAGGTTCAATCGGTTTATCCTGGGCTGTAGTTTACGCTTACCCATACACGGAAATACATTTCCTTCTTTATATTTTTTCATCATTTTTGCTGAAATATAATCAGGATTCATTCTTTTAACAGTACATTTAGCTGCCAATTTTGTTAAATACCAGTAAGGAGAATTTTCATGAATATTATCTTCTTCTAAAACGTAAAGAAGTTTCGGGAAAGCTTGTGTAATATATACACCAACTTCATTTTTCATACCAAGTAATCTTTGATTAAGGAATTCTTCAATAATCATTGCGAGTTCTTTTTTATATTCTTGTGTTTCCCCAAGATACATAAAAACAGACAAAAATGGACTTTGCCCATTTGAATTAGACATAGAGTTGCACTGATAATTAAATGTCTGTACTCCATCTTTTACTTCTTTTCTAGTGTCTTCTTCGGCATATTTTTTACAATCTTCTTCACTATATCCTCTAGCTTTATATTTTTCATAATATCTATTGTAACTATCTCTTACAAATGGTGCTAAATGAGTTAGCGTAATTGTCGCTCCCCCATACTGAAAAGAAGTTACTCCAAGAATAATTTGTGTAAGAATTGTAGAAGCAGTAATGAATCTATGAGGTTTTTCGATCATAATCTTATTAATTACAGTTCCATTTTGTAACATATCTTCTGCATTAATTAATGAACAGTTGGACATTGCGTTCATTCCAAAGTAGTCACTATCATGAAAATGAATAATTCCTTCATCATGTGCTTGAACAATTTCTGCTGGTAATAAAAATCTACGAGAAATATCTTTATTAACAATTCCTGCCATATAATCACGTTGAGTATTTAAAACCTTCGGATTTTTATTAGAATTTTCTGTATTCCAATATTCACTCAAGCCTTGTAATAATTCATTCATTTCTTTATCTGTAGTATTTTTTTCTCTTTGAAATTCATGAATACTTCTATATCCTTCATATGATTTTGCAGTAAGTCTTTGTTTTTTAGTAATTAATTTATCATAGACTAAACTTTCAATATCCGAAATATCAATCTCATCTGCGTTTTCATTTATAAATTTTTCTTCAATCTCTTTAGCAACACTTTCAGCAATTTTAGGTTTTACAATTCCTGAACCATTCTCCATAGCCTTCATAATAGCATTGTAAATTTTTTGCCCATCAAACTCAACTAAACTAGCATCTCTCTTAATTACTTTCAATATAATTCCTCCTATTTTACATATCAATATTTTCTTTTACAAAATCTACCACTTCTCCGTTTTCAATTACTGCCATCTCCTTTCTAATCCCATACATATAGATACAATCGCCTAGAGTTATATTCTCTAAAGCGATAATTCTTTCATAATTTGTTTTCATAAATAAAATCCTTTCTTACATATCTTTTATTTTAACTTTAAGTTCCTCTAAATTCTGATATTTTTCATTTTCATAGTTTTTATGATTTTTAAGAATTAAATGAATCTGTTTGCTACAAATCAAGTCAAGAAGAATCTCTTTTTCTTCTTTCGTGAAATAAGATTTTGTTGATTTTTCAGATTCCTCTCTAAGTTTCACTGCCATAGTTTATTCTCCATAATAATCTTCAATATAATAAATTGCATCCTGCATAGAATCTTTACCTTCAAAAACTTTGTCAATTTGTTCATATAACCAAGGATGAACAAAAGTATTATTCGTATTATCTAACTCTGGTAAAAATCCAATAATTGGTAAACCCAAAATATATGCATAAAAAATCTCTTCGATTGTTCCTACAGATGAATCAACATCTTTCAAATTTACTAATAAGATATCTGATGTTTTTAATTGATTTAACTCGTATCTCATGACTTCTTTCCCATCAGAATGTTCATTATAATTGTAATATCTTGTTGGATTGAAAATAGTGAAATTAGAATTAGTTAACTGAAATTCTTTTTCTGTTTCTTTCCTCCATGTTTCAGCATAACCTTCTTCTTTTGTTCCCAAATAACATCCCATTGCGCCAGACAAATATACTTTCTTTTTCATTCAGTCACCTCGTACTTTTCACAAATATTTTTAAAACATTGAAAATCATATGATGAACAGCTATGTATCCCAACTCTAATATTTTTATTACAAATTGACATCATCCCTAATATAGATTTAGCATCAATTGTATATCTCCCAACCATTGCATCTACATCAGAAATCACCGTATTATTCAAACTATTTACAAAATATTGTAAATCGTTAATATTTGACAGATTAATTAAATACGTTTTCTTTAACATTTATTCTCCTTACTTCTTGATAAATACATCATAATAATCAACTCCATTCTTTGTTGTGAGTTCATGATGCTCTACATAAATATCTATCTCGTTACCATTAATTCCTCCACCACAATCATCTGCATAGTATTCATTACCATTGATATATACTGTAGTACCATATGGAATTACATCAGGGTCAACAGCGATTGTATAATCACTATAACAAACATGCCCTGTGCTGGTTAATCTTCCATATCCTTCGCTACATTCATCACAGTTACAATAATATGTGATACGGAACTTACCTAAATTTTCAAAAGGATTATTCTCTGATAAATATTTATCCCATACAAAACCTTTTGTACCATCTTTAAGCTTTACAATATCCCAACCACAAGATCCATCACCAATACGTTTTAATTTCGTACCGATTTGTACAGTTTTAATAACTTCGCTATCTACAGATGGTGCTTTTCTGATATTTAATGTGACAGTAGTATACATTGTTTTTACATCACGTTTCGCTGCGAAAAGTTTTTCATCTTTCCCATTGAATACATTTAAATAACCATCATGATTGTTTTGAATTTTTACTGTTTTTACTTTAAAATATGTCTGAAAATTTAACGTCCCTGCCCTTACAGGGACGACACTGAGTACAGATGAGAAAGCTCCCACCATGAATAATTTTGTTAACTTGTTCATAATATCCTCCTATTTCTTTTATTCTCCAATCATTTTGATAAAATCATCTTCTGAGATAATTGGAATATTTAATTTCTTTGCTTTATTATTTTTACTACTTGTGGAATTTACATCATTATTAATTAAGAAACTGGTATTGGATGAAATAGAACCAACAACTCTACCACCTAATGATTCAATCTTTTCTTTTAACGCATCTCTATTTGCAAAATGATGTAATTTACCAGTGATTACAAAATTCTGACCTTTTAGTTTATCTACATTGATATTATTCTCTATCTTTTTAAATCGGAAATGCCTTTCTAATTCAAGAAATTCTTTAACATTATCAGACCACCAATCAAATAAAGAACGAGCCATTTTATCTCCAAATCCTTCAATTTTAGTGAACTTATATGGAGATTTTCCCATGATTAATTTGAATTTTTTAATATCATAATTACAGAATTTCGCAATATCTTTACTGACTGTAGTGCCAATAAGCGGAATTGATAGAGCTGAGATGAATTTATCTAATGTAATATCTTTTGATTTTTCTATATTCTCCATTAACTTCTTAGTAGATTTTGTGCCAAAACCTTCCATGCGAGAAATTTTATCTTTATATAAAGGCAAATGATAAATGTCTTCAACGCATTGTAACCACCCTCTATCAATAAATTTCTGTAATGTTGCTTCTGATAGTCCATCAATATTTAAAGCTTTTTTAGATACTGCATGACAAAGCTTTCCAAGGAGCTTACCTTTACAGTTAGAATCGATACAAATCATTTCTTCTGTATCATTCTCTTTTTTAAATCTAACAAGTTCTCCACAATAAGGACATTTTAAAGGAGTAGGAATATAAGATTTCTCTATATCTTTATCAAAATCTCCTGAAAGTTTTTCTGCCCATGAAATTTGAGGGATAATCATATTAGATTTAAATACATTGATTTTCTGTCCAACCCAAGGTGTTCCCAGAATATTTGTTAATATAGATAAATTATGTAAAGAAGCTCTGTTAATAATAGTTCCATCAATTTCTACATCATTGAAAACTGCAACGGGAGTTAATGTGCCACTCTTACCCATCGTCCATTCTATATTTTTAAGTGTGGTAGATTTCTCTTCATCATAAAATTTGAACGCCAATGAATGTTTAGGGTGATGACCCGTGAATCCAAGAGATTTTCCATATTCTACATTATCATAAGTAATTACAAGACCATCAATTGGATATGATTTTTCTTTAGCAATAGATTTTAATTCTTCGACTTTTTTATCAATATCATCTGTTTTACTGTTATATGTTACATAAGGAACTACTTCAAATCCAATGCTCTGTGCGAAATTAAAACCTTCTGTAAAATGAGTAAATCCAAATGGAATTTTCCATGCTACAAATTTCACATGACGTTCTTTTGCAATCTTATTATCTAATTGCCTTACTGAACCCGATGCTAAGTTTCGTGGATTCTTATATTTATTCTCTTCTGATAGTTTAGAATTAATTAACTCAAAATCATTCTTCGTGATAATTGCTTCTCCTTCAATTTCAAATCTATGAGTATTATTAATTTGAAGAGGTAGATTATCAAATACTTTTGCATTATGAGTAATCAGTTCACCTTCTTCACCATCTCCCCTGGTTTCACTTTGAATCAACTCTCCATTTTCATAAGTATTAAGGACGGTAAGTCCGTCCATTTTAAGAGAAATGATACAATCCTTACCGTTAGAAAATTTTATTAAATCATTAACTGATTTTGTTTTACCAAGAGATAGCATAGGATGTGAATGTTTTACTTTTTCTAGCTGTGATTTAACTTCATATCCTACTGTTTGAGTTGGTGAATTTGAAAGAATAATTCCTGTTTCTTCTTCTAATTTTTGTAATTCATCAAAAAGATTATCATAATCATAATCAGAAATAATTGATTCTCCTCGATTATAATAAGCATCTCTATACTCATTTAGAAGCTTTGTTAATTGTTTTATTCTTTTTGTTTTATCCATCTTTTCTTCTTAATCTCCTATAAGTATCCAATATTTGTTTCATATAATTTTTCTTTTCTTTCTTTTTAACATAATATGAAATACCTAAAATATCGCAAATTTCATCTGTTGGCGTATTCAAAGATATTTTCTCCCAACGTCTTTTAGACATAAAAATACCCGAATGATGCCATTTATTAGCTTTTACATTCCCATATCTAGGAGTATATTTACAATAATAATCATGATCAGACCACCTAGCAATGATTCCATCTTCGTCTTTCAAACCAATATCAAGGACTACTTTATCAGATTTCGTGTATACAACTTCGTATTCTTCCATATATTTATCCCCTTAAAATAATTAATTTTGAATTGATAATACATATTCTCTTGTAATCTCTTTATGAAAATTTGTAACTTGTAACATTACTTGTTCAGCCCATTCTTTCACTTCTGGATTAGCACTACCATCATTGTAGCGTTCCTTAAACACATGTCCCCATTCACAGAGATTAATTTTAGAAATAAAATTACTTGGAATACCTAACATATAAAGTCCACGCTTTACATCTTTATTATCTTTATACTTTTCAAGAATATATCCATTTGTTGATTTGATATATCTCTTCCCCTCATATTCAATATTCTCTGGTAGTTCAAATCCAAGAATCTTACAAGCCTGTCCGTCAGTTAACACTTTATCCTTGTAATAAGTTGACATTTCACCTTCGTTATATGTTGCTAATCTTGTGCTATTTCTAATGATACGATTATCAAATCTTCTTGCGTGTGCATCAACATCATCCTGTCCAGCTCTATGTAATCCTTCTGTCATAATTGTAATATCGAGATATCTTAGAACAGTAATGTGTCTTTTACCCATTCGAAGTAACATGTTTAACCATTTTTTGAATTTTTTATAACTTTCAACATTTTGATTTTCTTTTAATCTTCCATCAGAATCTAAAACATCATTACATACAATTTTAATTTCTTCGTCTAATTCTGATGTCCATGTTCTTTTACTCATAAACATAGATACAAATGCTTCATAAAATCCTGTAATACTTCTAACTGTTGCTTTCAATATTATTCCTCCAACTCTTTAATTTTTATTTCTACAAAACCATTATCCAGATAAACACCTTCTAACTTATATTCTCTATCTTTATTGTCTTTTACATATATTGGATGATAAGGCTCTGCATTTAATAAGATTCTAATAATTTCAAGATTATTCATCATTTAAAATATTCTCCTTCGCAAAATTATAAACTGCCCAATAAAAATCATCTAATGTACCATTATTCTCTATTACAAAATCATAATCATAGTCAAATACACCTGCATCTGCCATATTAGAAGTAATGATTTTAACATCGTTTCTTTTTATCAGAATAGTTTTTGCACCAAAAGCTTTTTTTGCTTTTTCAATCTCTTTTGGTTCACGAATGTCTATTAATAATATTCTCTTTTCTTTATCTTCTTTAAATTGATCTACTGTGGTTTTTATTGCACGAAACGGCATATTATTGAACTTACTTGTTAAGATTTTTAAATCACTTAGAAATTTTCTTGATTTTTCATCTTTTGTTCCATCCCATCCACATTGCTTTGCAATATCTTTTACTTTATCAATGGATGAATATTTTAATGTAGGAACAAAATCATTTAGATATTCAGCAAAAGTATCTTTGCCTGACCTTGCCATACCATTTGTTATAAAAATATATTTTTTAATTGTAATCACCTTTCTTCAGTCATCATAATATGTAAATGTATCTCCACAACACATACATCTTACAGTTTGTACTTCCATAATCGAAGTAGGAATAAATTCATATATGAATTGTTCTCCTGCTGATGCGTTAGATGTACAGCCTTGCGCCCGATGATTTTTAACCCAATCATCAATTGATTTATCTGTTTTGAATTTCATATAACTATTCTCCGTCTACCCAATAGGGTTCTTCATCATCACAATCATTATTATCTAACCATCCACCACCAAAATGCGAAATAATTTCTGTTAGAATTTTTACATTTTCTTTCTCATCTTCATCTTTAGCTATTCTAAAGTCAATGTGTGTAGTTTCTGACTCTACCATATCAGCCAGTCCTAATTCTGAATAATATTTTTCGTTTTCATAATGATTTACATTATCGTAATTATAGAATAATGCTACTTTTTCACCATTATATTTAAAATAAATAAAACCATATTCAGTATACCAATTTGCCTTATCATCACTGTGTTCATTAATTTTGTGTTTCCAATTACATTTAGATATTGGACACATAACATATCTAATAACATGATCTTCTACATTTTTATCATATTTTTCTTTAATAAAATCTGCTATTTCTTGATGACTTACAAATCCCTTTATTCTACCAACTGTGTCACAACCCATAAATTCTCTCCTTTTAAAATTCTAGTTCTATTAAATCTCATTTAATTATTCCTTTCTCTTTTAATAATCTCTCAGTATCTTTATGAGCCAATATAATATCTTTTTCTTCTACATAAGAATCTGTAATTGGCTTCAACAAATCACACATATCAATGTTACATATTGAATTATATTTATTACAAATCCAATCATCATTCTTCATTTTTGATAATGGACAATCAAATGGATGTTTCGGCATTTCGTCTACAATAATTTTCATAATTTATTATAATTCCTCTCTTAAACCATAGTAACTGTACATTTTCCATTACTAATCAATTTATCAATTACTTCATTAATATTATCTACACCCGCTGCTTCAATTTTTTTACTCATTTCTTCCAGTGACATTTTCTTTGAAATGTTTATTGTCATATCATTTTCTGATATTTTGAAATCATATTCATCCAAATTTTGATATGTTATCAATTTTATTCTCCTAACACTAAAATCGCTTTATAATATTTGCTGTTGCATGAACTTGCTTCAATTTTATAACCTTTAGTTAAATGTTCATTCATCTTATTTTCAAAATCTACTTTATTTTCTATTTCTAAAATCACACATCTTTTTCCTATTAATGACATTCCTTCGGTACATATTCCATTCATAGAACTACCACACATAAATTCATGACATTCTTCATTGGGTCTTGGACAACTCATATCATACTCCTTCCACTATACTATATATTGTATTATTAATTATTTTATATACAATATATAGTAATATTTTTCTAATGAAATCCGTATTTCATCTTAGGAACATATTCACTTATGCAACTATATCCTCAATACTTTTTTCTCCAACTGGAAATACTTCTGGCTCTTCGGCAGCCACAGACTCTACATTTTTCTTTAACTGTTCAAAATAACTATCTTTTAATTCACTTGCAATTCCTCTTCTTCCTAATTTAAGTGCAACATATGGAGTAGAACCAATTCCACCAAACGGATCAAATACAATATCGTTTGGATTCGTCCATAATTCAATACATCTCTGAATTACTTCAAGTTGTAATGGACAAATATGTTTCTCATCCTGTTCAGACCTTGCTGATTTTCTCTGTAATGTATCACTTTGTCTAATGTCCATCCATACAGGTGAAGCGTAATTTTGCCATACATTAACAGGAAATGATTCATTTGTGTGTTCAACTCGTTCTGGATTATCACCGGGCTTCCTAACTGTAATCACATAATCTGGAAGTCCTTGACGACTCATACTACTATCTTTCTTAATCTGTTTATGTAAAAGTCCAAGTGCTTTTGTTCTCTGCATTTCTGTAACAGGATTTTTCCAAATAGTTACTTTACTATGATAAATAAATCCACAATCCTGAAAGATTTTAAGCATAAGTGCAGGAAAATCTTTTAGTCCAATTACACCATCTCTTGATTTCATAAGAGGTAAATCCATACAGTGAAAACTCAGAAGTCGTCCAGGCATTGTAATTCTATATAATTCTTTTGCAAGATATTTAAAATGATTGTAAAATTCTTCATCACCTTTACAGTTGCCCATATCTCTATCTGAATTAGAGTACACATATAATTGTGAAAATGGTGGTGAAAAGATAGTGTAGTGGATGCTATTATCTGGAATCTCTTTGGTAATTTCTACACTATCTCCATGATATAGTGCATATCTATTTGCTACTGCTTGATCAATTACGTTCATCATTATTTGAATTCCTCCCAATTTGGTAATTTCATTGTTGTATTTGCTTCATATGGTGTAGTAAGCCTACACGTTGATTTAAGCTCTTTCTTAGTAATCTCTTTAGTTAGATTAATCATTGCATCCCTCATAGTGATAAAATCTAACTGTTTTCTTTCAATATTCTCTTTTACACAACCTTCTTTTGCTGAAATGATTATGTATACATTAACTTCTTGAGTCTGACCAAAACGCCAACATCTTCTTACAGCCTGATAATACTGTTCAAAACTATCCGAAAGACCAGTAAAAATAACATTGTGACAATTCTGCCAATTCATCCCATACCCTGCCAATTTTGGTTTGCTAATAAGACATTTTAATGTTTCATCTGAGAATGATAACATTGTTTCACTTTTGTATTTATTCTTATCACTTCCTTGTACATTTTTACTTTCTTCAATCAGCTCATTTAATCTATCGCCTTCTGCGTTTAAATCACACCAAACTAACCACTGTTCATCTGAACTATTTACCAATTCCGCAGCCTTTTGACATCTTAATTCAAGAGTTTCTTTTCTTGCATTTCTACGTTCTGTTAATGTAAGTGATTCAGTAAATGGTTCATCTCCATCAACTATAATTTCATGAATATTCAAATTAGGTAATTCATAATCTGTACCGTCATATCCTAAATTTGATGGATTATCAATAAATACAGACCAACTTGCCATCCATTGCCAAAATACATCTTTTGCATGACCTTTTAATCTCCACTTAGATGTTTGACCACCATCATGAACAAAGAACATTGATAGCATCTCTGAACGTGTCATAACTCCACAAAATTCAGAATGATTTCCCAACTCCATATAATCATTTGGGGCAGGTGTCGCAGTACAAGCTAATTTATAGGGAACATTTTGAAAATTTTCGATAATAGAAGTCCTCACTTTACCAGTGTAGGATTTAAGAATTGAACTCTCGTCTAAGACTACTCCAACAAATTCATTTGCTACGAATTTGTCTAGCTTTTCATAGTTTGTAATGTTGATTCCATTAATACAATCTTCTTGTTTCTCACATACTTTTGCAATATAATGAAATTTCTCCGCTTCTCTTTTCGTTTGATCTGCAACCGATAATGGTGCAAGAATCAAAACTTTGCCACCTGTATGTAAATGTACTTGATGCGCCCATGATAACTGCATGGCGGTCTTTCCCAAGCCACACTCTGCAAAAATACAAGCTCTACCTTTTGCTAACGCCCACCTCACTACATCTTTCTGGAAGTCAAATAACATTGGATTTAATTTATCTTTATCAATACTAAATCCGCTACTTTCCAGAACGTAATCTTTTTGTTTTAGAAAATCTTCGTAATTCATTAAATCTCCTTTTCATCAAATATATATTTCTCTATAAAATCTAATTCTCCGTTAGGCTTTAATCTTTTATATTCATCAAT